CTCCTTCTTCGGCTTGTACCATCGGCGTACTACCTCGTCGTAAGACGGAAACCGCGGTTTGGCATGGGGGTCCAGCTCGGTGATGCGATCCACTGCAAACTTGCGTATTTTGTCATACAAGTCCGGATGGTGAGCACACAACCACAGGTACCCTTTGGTCCGCTCTTTAGTGTACCACGCATGTCTTTTCGGGTTTAGTGTATAAGCACGAGCTTGCTGCTTGTATTCAGAAAACCTCATCTTCAGGGTGTCTGAGTCGTGCACCACCGCAAAAGCAGGTCTGGGTATGCCGAGCCTGTCAAACTCCTCGGCGAACCTCTCAGCAGGAACTGGCCGCTTGGCTAAGAAGGTTTGATCATAAATAGTGGTGCCAGTTGACTCGACTCTGAACTTCGTATTGTGCACTCTCAAGGCATAATCGAATACCTTATGCCAATCGATATCTCCGTTGAAACCAACCATGTTGTCATCGGAGAAATTGGCTATATCCATCCACTCACAGATGTTACGGAAGTGAATGTGAGGCTGAGTGGCCTCAACTGCGTCGATCAATATAGCTTGGAGGGCGTGAGTGTTATTAAATGTGACATCGCCATCACCTGTAGCCCCCCCTTTTACCTTTGCAACGACACCCCCGGGGGCTGTCTTATGCTCCTGGCAGCACGCCGCATACTCCTTTCGCACCTCGTTCAGAACGTCGGGTTCGACCAACCGGAGCATGGGGTGTTCCACTTTACCCATAGGCTTTGTTATGAGGTTGATTATGTAACCCTCTGTCGTGCGTTCGTACAGAGTGGTCAAATGTTCCTTCATGGCCATGCCAAATGGGGAATCATCATACCCCTTGGCCCTCAGTTTGCGAACTATGGTCAAGCTCTGTTTGAGCAAGTTCCGGTCGAACGACTCCGCGTCAAGCGATATGACGGAATCCCATTTGGCCATCTGCGAAAAGACCTTGGACAGTGCTTCCCCATTAAGAGGGATGCCTGGTTTGCCCATGGACGAGGGATCATGTCGGTTGTTCTGGTCCCAATTGAGCATGTGACTCTGGAGCATGACGATCGGACTAACGCCTGTAATGGACCGGAGCTTTGCAGGGTTTGCCACTAGTTTGCTGGCCTTCACGATTTGACTCTTCGGGAATGCATGGAACAAAGAAGGGTAATAATCGCCAGTCTCCAAGGCGACCGTTGCAATTCTCGTGAGTGGTTCCAGCCACCCTTGTCTCCTCAAGTCTCCTCTGGTTTTAATGCCAGGGATGCCGTTGAAGGGAACCCCTGCACTGTAATGCTTGTAACTTAGGTACTTCCTGACCAGTTTACCTGGGTCAGGCATCCGAACATCGTCATACAGTTCAGGTCTTCGCTCAAATATGGTAGCTGCAATACGGTCCATCCGTTCATCTGTCAGGGCATCGACAGTTCCGCCCTTGTTGTATGAAGCCAAAGAAGCAATCATGAGTTCCTTGCATGCTATGTCAACTCCGTCGACCCCTTCAATCTTGTCAGTGAATACTTTGCCAAGGACAGGGTCTATGTACGGGTTCGATTTGATCCGTCTCTCGAACCTGAGCGGGGACTCGATGAAAGCTCCTACAGCTTGAGCCTGTTGGACGTACTTCGCAAGGGTGGTGTCAAAATCGCAAGAATGGAACCTTGGTGACTCATTTATATTGACAAAGTTTTGGCGGACAATAGGCGGAGGGCCACTCCACGCATGAGCGCCTTTACACCTTGTCGAGGCTGGCATGAATGGCTCCACAGTCCTAGTTAATGCTCGGAC